AATTCTTTAAATATCTATTATATGCATTTAATGCATTCTCTGTGACATTTACATGCAGTGTTGGTTGATATACCATTATATAAGACCTCTTTCTTGTTGGATTCTCATCAGGTCTTTTATCGTATTATTCAACTCATTATCATCCATTTTTGTCGCTTCTCTTAGAGCTTTGTCTCTAGGAGTTTTCACAGATCTTGCTGCTTTTAGATAATCATGTAAGGTTATATTGAATTTTGTCTTATTCGCATTTACATGCTCTGCGATTCTTGGTCTAAGGACAGAATTCTGTAACCATACTGATATGGATTGGGACTTAGTCAGCATTGATATTAAATCCTCTCTGGAAGCCTTACTACAGTCAACATCTACTGTATAAGTCAATTCTATGCCTGTCATGCTTGGAAACGCTGCAATTTGTTTACCAAGTGGGTGAATTGTTCCTGATATGGTAACAACCTCATCAGTTTGTAACACTTCAAGAGTTTTATCATCACTATCAATCTGTTGAGTTTCCGTTAAGGATTTATTTTTCTTATTCTTGCTCATTATTATATACCTTATTTTGTTATTAACGAATCTAATATACACCGTGCATATTAGAATAAAACATATCTCACAATTTCAAAGAACGATGTTTACCACAATATATTAGGATACTCAATATTATCTAGATTCGATTGCCTAGTATATTTCGTAAACACTGCTTATATTGATAACACATATAATATCATTAATATAAGCAACAAAAAATGATGTAAAATAACATCAATAACTTATAATGACATGCAACACAATACAAACAATAAGATACATTTGTTACAAATTGTTACATTCATATAAGAGCCGTGAAATCATGTGCATTGCTTATTATATAATCATAAGGTATAATTCCAACCAATACTTATATCATATCCAGATATGCACATATACCACTAATATCCAGACATAAGATATATATCAATGGGGGGCTTATGGGGAAAATTATTCCTTCCCCACCCCCACCACACACCACTATATTTTTTCCAAGATTTTTAATTGTGTCATTATGTGTATTGATACTGTTATTATCTGCCTACTCTTTTTATCAATAATACCTGCCTTGTTGTTATCNATANTACNTGNTNTTATTATAGATGGTTATTATTATAGNTGGTTATAAATGTGGTAAAATAAATGTTGTTTTATATTATATCTTTATATTATATTATACATGTTATAGAGAGGATATTTATTAGTTGTGTCACCTGGCACACCGTGAATTCCTATGATTAATTACCAAAGATGTGGCTATTAAGAAGCCACGTAATAATAAATGAGGAGTACATAATGAGTAAACCTGCAATCGCCAGACTCGTAAGGAACTGGTATCTTGGTAAAAATAGCGACGTTATCACTAATACCGATCTCATATCTGCGTCTGATGGTGTGAAGGTTAATGAGAATCTTGATGCACTATGTAGTTTTTTAAAGAATAATATAGTATGTCATGACTCTGGTATCTGTACATATGATGGTGCTTTTGTGTACACATCTAGTTAATTGAGGAGAAATAATGCCTAATATTAATGAGGTTGCCATTACATTAATAGCGACAATCACTGCAGATGATTTTAATGTTACTACTACTACTAACCTATACACTGTACCTGCCGGAAAAGTATTTGTACCATTTGCAGTACTGATAACAAATGCATCTGCTACTTTAGCGAGTTCTACTGTGTCACTTGGACAATCTGGAGCAAAGACTGATTTCTTAGGTACACAGACACTGTCTGGTGTAAATGCTGCAGGTGATGGTGCATGGCTTATGCCTATTCCTGCTGCTACATCTGCAGGGATTGTACAGTATACTGCTGGTGAGATATTTGTTCTTGATCATGTTGCTGCTGCTGGAAGTGCCGCTACTGCTGACATTCTTGTGTTTGGTATAGTATACGATGCATAAGTAGGAAATATCATGCCACTATTATATGAAGATATAATTAAGAATCGTAAGCACACAGGGTGCCTTCCTTCTGGAAATCGAAAGTATCATATTAAAGATATGCAAGATATCCATAAAGAAATAACTCGACTTATATTTCTTGGTATGAAGAATGTGGACATAGCGGAGAAGTTAAACATTACTCCGGCAACGGTTACTAATGTGCGACAATCCGCTATTGTTCAAAAAGAACTATCACTTATGCAAGGTGCTGCTAATAATGATACGATAGATGTTGCTAGGAGAATAAAAGAATTAATGACTCCTGCAGTCGATGTTCTTGAGGATATACTATCTAATACAAATAAGGATGCCTCATTTCCACTAAAAGCAAAGGTTGCCTTTGGTGTTCTTGATAGGAATGGTATGTCTCCAGTTCATAAAGTTGCTAACATATCTGGAAAACTAACAAAAGATGATATGGAAGAGATTAAGGCTAAGGCAAGACAGTTTGGTCCTATCATAGATATTACTGATGAAGAAGAAGAAGAAATAAATAAGGGAGTAGAAGTATAATGTTTAAGTTCAGTGAGACTTCTACAAGAAGATTAATCTATGTTCATCCAATCTTACATATTATGGTATATCCAGTATTATCTGTATTAAATATAGGTATCTCTGCTGGACATAGAAATAAGCATGATCAAGATGCTGCTTTTATGTCTGGACTCTCTAAGCTACAATTTCCAGAATCTAAGCATAATAAGTCAATATTATTAAATGATCAAGATATGTCTGATGCAGTTGATATTGTTATCTATGTAAATAATACTATGACTTTTGATAGTAAGTATTATATAATGCTAAACGGTATTATGCAAAATATTGCTAATAATATTAATATTTCTNCCTTAGGATTAAAACTAATCTGGGGAGGAAATTGGGATAGTGATGAAGAAATTATAACAGATCAATCTTTTAATGATCTGTGTCATTTTGAACTAATAAAAACATAAAGGAAAAACTATGGATGCTATAGTTACTTGGATTTCTAATAACTGGATGGTATGTCTTTCTATTTTCTGGGTACTGGAAAAGATTGTTAAGATTACACCATTTAAAGCTGATGATATCTTGATAGATATTATTTGGGACGGAATAAAGATTCTGGTCGGTAAGAAGAAGGTTGAGAATTAATAGTATTATGTTATATTATATAACGGAGTAGTTATGGGAAAGCTTAAATTATCTGGGCATGTAAAAGTTTGGAAGAATAACATACTTATCTTTGAAGATAAGAATACTATTGGAACATTTCTGAAGGAATATCTAGCAAGTCGCCTTAATAGTGATACAAATTCAGCACTCTTCTTAGGTGGTGATGAGGGATTCTATGCAACTGGTGCTATTGGAGGAAATGATGCTGGGTATGTAGTTGTCAATGCTAGTAATGTAGGAGATGGAATTATTATATCTGAAGCACTTGCAGGCAATGATCACTATGGTCTTGATACAGTTGTACATCCTACTGATCCTAATGGAATTTATTATGCACAGTGGCAAGCTCAAATGACAGCAGGTGCAACATTTGAAGCACTTGGATTATCAATAGATGAAATAGCAATAGGTAATGATTTTGATATAGATAATGCAAATGGTGGAGGTAACATCTGGGCGAGTAAGATAGGTTTAGGTCCTTTTGTTCTTGTGGATACAGACGTGCTTACTATTGACTGGAAAATAATTATTCAGTAATGATACTAGATGACACAAAATTCTATCTCTTAGCAAGTCTATATCAAGATGTTGTTGGTTATGGTATTAGGCCTGAGGATCTGTATAGTGACTTTGTATCACATGAGAATCCTGCTTTTTTAGGGGCTGGGGTAATATGTCATCTATTAGGTGGCACTTATGATGGGCTCTTTGCTGTACCAACAACTGCTGTTNTTANNNCAGGTACAGTAAGAAGTTGGCAGGGTACTTTTACAAATGCTTCTGGAGCAACAGTTACTGTGTCTCAGATCCATTTATCAAGCTCAGGTAATTATATTATAGCATCTCATATCCCTCCTGTTGGTGCTGTGCAAGTACCGGATGGAAAGATATTNACTGTTAATTGGGCAATCGAGATAGCATGATATTTGAAAGTAATCTTGAGATATATATTAATAACAGATTAATTAAGGGGGTTCATAATAGCTACCATAATGATATAAAAGGATTTATGCATAATTATCTTTATAGTAATGTTACTGATAAGTTTATACGATCTACTAATTTATTTACTACAGTTGACACCCCTGCAAATAATGTAGATAAGGATGGAATAATATTATTTATAGGAGGTGGTAATTGGAGAACACTTAATAACGACAGAAGATACTCCAGATGATGTATATGAAAAGTGTTGGCTTGGAACAATGGTTAATCCTTACCCTTTTGATGCTTCGTTTTCCATACCTTCTATAGGGAGGTCTTGTAATACTAATGCAACATTTGATGTTACTTATGCGACACTACCTTCTGGGATTTTTATAGAAGTTCCTGAAGGAAATACATTAAGATTATATTGGCATTTGAGGATAGGGGAGGCAGTATGATTGGTATTATAACTGCTTATGTTAATGAAATACTACTATTTAAAGAAAAAAATACTATTCATGCTGATCTCCTTGGTTATATGAAAGATATTTTATATAGTAATATTACAACTAAGTTTATTGATAATACTACGCTTTTTGATGTTCAGGATGTTGATGCGGGAGCTAATTCAATTAATAAAGATGGTATAATAATTAGTACCCTTGGAGATAGTACAGGAATACATAAGACAGCAATACCAACTGTAGCTGTTATTGTTGCGGGTGCTATTAGGTCTTGGAAAGGTACTTTTGATGCAGATATGTTTCCTGTTGCAGTAGATAGTGCTGGTATGGGGTCTGATCTTGTATCAGCAGGAGTATTTACTTTTACATTTGCAACTTATAATTTTCCATTAATAGTTGTCCCTCCTCAAGGAAGGTTTGTCTTATCTTGGGAAATATCTATGGCTGCTAATGCCTAATACAGACTATATAATTACAGATACTCTATATCTTCATGATGATGAGGTTAGTCAATCAACTGAAGTTTATGCATTGACATTATATGATGTTATATCTATCTCAGATGAGCTATTAATAGATGCTGCTAGTAATGTAACATTAGATATAAATGATATAATTACTTTAGATGATACTCAGGCGGGTTTAGCAGGTACTATTGAATTAGTAGTTTTTGCAAAGATATTAACTATACATAATGGACAAGGTGGTGGTGTCTATCAGTATGGAGATGTTATTGACATCTCTGCTAATGTAAATAGTAATGAGATTTTTACTCAGTGGGTAGGAGATATTGCGAGTGTAGAAGAGCCATACCAAGCAGACACAAGAGTTGTTATGATAGATAATATAACACTTACAGCTTTAGTTACTATTGTTAAAGGAGACAAAATGAAAACAGCATATCAAGATCTTACTATGAACCAAGGTGCGACGTTTCTTCTAAGACTTCTTTGGAAGGATTCTGAGGGGGCTATTGCTAATTTAACTGGTTATACTGCAAGAATGAAATTAAAAGAATCAAAGGGTGGGACATTAATAGATTCATATGTTAGTGGTTCTGAGATTACATTAGGTGGTACTACTGGATTAATTACAATTAGTGTTCTTGCAAGCGTAACTGAAGGATATTCTTTTAGACGAGCATATTATGATCTTGAACTTGTATCAGGTACTACTGTTATTAGATTATTAGAAGGTAAGATAATACTATCAACGGAGGTAACTGATTAATGTCTGGCGTATTAACACTTATATATTATTATACCTTTGAGATAGAACAGAGTCTGGAAGCTGATGTGGATTTTAATATAATATCTTATCAGAATACAGATACTTTTTTGACTTTTGAGCCTCCAACTGTAGGAACTGCCTTAAGTTGGGGACCTAATTATGGGAGGTCTGATGGACACGCACCAGCCCCTATCCCCACTTAACTACGACCCTGAGATGACTTCTCAGGAACTCGTAGATTATAATGATGTAAAGACAATCCTTGCCCATTGCTATAATGATTTTGCTATGTTGGCGAAAGTAGTATTCAGTGACCTTTTTGAAGATCCTTTTTCTGAGCCTCACTATAAGATTATTGACGGTATTAATAGTAATTATGATTATTTTGCAGTATCAGCTCCTCGTGGTATTGGTAAGACAACATTTGCTAGAACTCTTGCTGCTAGGGCTATATTATATAGGGACTCAAGATTCATCACATATATTGGAAAGAGTGCAACCTATGCTGAAATGCAGACTGAGAATATTAAGTATGAATTAAGAACAAATGAACTTGTGCAAAAACTGTGGGGAGATGTTAAGCAATCTGAATATGATACAGATGATCAATCATTCTCTAAGAAGGCTTGGGTTGCTAATGGTTATACATTTATTCTACCTCGTGGGGCAGGGCAGCAGATACGTGGATTAAACTGGTTATCGTTTCGTCCTGATTTGTTTATTATAGATGATTTAGAGGATGATGAACTTGTTGAAAATGAGGATCAAAGAGATAAATTAACCGTATGGTTCTTTGCACAGGTAATGAAAGCAAAGCCAAGATTTGGTAAGAAATTTAAATTTTTATATATAGATACTATTAAGCATGAGGATGCACTTCTACAGAAATTAATGTCTGATAGTCAGTGGAAAAGTATCAGACTATCGGTTTGTAATGATAGCTATAAGACACTAATGCCTATATTTATGCCTCAACCTGAGTTAGATGTGGAACTTAAGCTACACCGTGAACGTGGTCTTATGGATGTGTTTGCTCGTGAGATGATGAGTCAGCCTATTGATAAAGCAACTGCAGTATTTAAGCCATCGTATTTTAAGTATTATACTGAAACTGATAAGGATTTTCAAGATCTATTACTAAGAGGTTATGTTGAAAATGCTCTTATTATTGATCCTGCTAAGACCACTAATATGAAAAGTGCTGATAGTGGTATCTTTATATGGAGTGTAGATTGNATATCAAATAGATTGTATCAAAGAGTTGCTATAGGAGAAAAGTTCCATCCTGATGAGTTATATGATTTTGCTATTATGCTTGCTCAGCANTATAAAGTAGCTGTTATCGGATTGGAAGTAACAGGACTAAACGAGTTTATTACTCAACCCTTTACGAATGAATTATCAAGACGTGGATTACATTTTAATGTAGAGTTTCTAAAGGCACGAAGTGGTACTGGTGAATTTGCAGGACCTGGTGGAGGTAAGAAAGCACGTGTTGCATCATTGCAGCCTTATTATAGGCAAGGATTAGTATATCATAATAGCGAAAACTGTGGAGCATTTGAGACACAACTATTAGCATATCCTAGACCATCAAAGTGGGATATTATAGATGCTGGTGCCTATATTATAGAATTATTAGAAATGGGTGATAGATATTTTTATCCTAAAGAGCTTCAGGCTATTGAAGGACGGGCTGTTGAAGCGGAATATCTTGACCTTGAAATGGAGTATGAGGATGATCTTGGAGACTCCTTTGATATTGATATTGCTAATTCGTTATATTATGGAATGGAGTAGAAATGCCATTAAGTATAGATAGAAGAATTGCCCCAACTGGATTTACATCATTAGAAAGATATTCATATGACTATCCCGATAAGATAAATCTTGATCCGCATAGTGAATTACATTCTAAACTATTAACATTGTTAATGGGCTATGCAAGAGAAAGTCATGAGAAGATGGCAGAGAGATATGATAGCTGGAATAAAATTGATAATAACTTAACAGCATATATTCCATCAGAATTAAAAGATGCAAAAGGTAAAAATACAAGTAAGACACCTATTATAATTCCTATGAGCTATGCAACACAGGAGACTATTCTTGCATATCTCATGACTGCTTTTGTTAAAGATCCTATATTTGGATTTACAGGAAGTGGTCCTGAAGATGATCCAGGTGCAGCAGTACTTGAAAGAGTAATACAGCATAACTGTATTAAGAATAAAGTAGGACTTGCACTCCATACTATGTGGAAAGATTCTATTAGTTATGGTATAGGTCCTGTTGTAACTCTTTGGGATACTACTAAAGGTTATGATAAAAATGATGAGTATACTACGTTGTATGAAGGTAATAAGTTAGGAAATATATCTCCTTATATGTATCTTCCAGATCCTAATGTGGAAGCAAGTAGTATTCAGGACGGTGAGTTCTGGGGATGGATAGAGAAAACAAATGTAATGAATATTCTTACTGAAGAAGAAAATGATGAAGATATGTTTAATGGAATGTATGTTAAGCATATAGATGGAACATCTACTTTAGTATCTTCTGGTGAGGGGAATAAAAAGTTTAAAGTGCATGATACATCTATTATGCGACCAGTCTATGTTATTAATATGTTTGTAAATCTTATTCCAAATGATGTTGGATTAGGAAGGAATAAATATCCTGAGAAATGGTTTTTCAGAATTGCTGGTGATAGTATTATACTTGCAGCAAATCACATTAAATTAAGACACAATATGTATCCAGGTGCTGTAGCAGCTCCTGATTCTGATGGGTATTCATCCTCTCCTATATCACAGTTGGAGATAGTATATGGTCTTCAGACTACTATGGATTTCTTATTTAGTAGTCATGTGGCTAATGTTAGAAAAGCAATTAATGATATGTTAGTGGTAGATCCATCACTTATTAATATTAATGATCTTGCTAATCCCACACCTGGNAAGTTAATTAGACTNCGTAGGACAGCTTGGGGAAGAGATGTAAATAATGCTGTAAAGCAATTATCAGTTAATGATGTTACAAGATCCAATATAGGTGACTCTACATTTATCATAGATATTCTACAGAGAGTATCTGCTGCGTCAGATAATCTACAAGGAATAATGAGAACTAGTGGCGAAAGAAGGAGTGCCACTGAAGCTAGAGATGCTCGACATGGTGCACTGTCGAGGATTGAAAAGCTTGCTAAAATAATTAGTATGCAAGCTATGCAAGATATTCAACTACTCTTTGCATCACATACTCAACAATTAATGGATAAATCTATGACTATAAAACTTACTGGTAGGTTTATGGAAGATTTAATTAGTGAGTATGGTGCTGAGAATATTAAGTCAGATAGGGTTACTATTAATCCAGAGGATCTAGATGTAAACTATGATATAATCCCTCATGATGGGATAACAGAAAAAGGTGAGTCACCTGATATGTGGGTGCAACTATTTCAAGCAGTATCTAGTAGTCCTGACTTATCTCAGCAGTTTGATATAGTTAGAATATTTAAACATGTAGCTAGACAGCTTGGAGCTAAGAATGTAGAAGACTTTGTTAGGCGGGGTAATAGTTTCCAACCTGTAATAGCTGCTGATAGTCAAGTACAGAATGGAGTACAGAGAGGAGATTTAGTTAGTGTCTAACGATGTTTTTATTTCTGATGCGGAACTGGTTAGTAAATTTATTAATGATAATATAGTATGGCAAGATCTATTATCTATCTTATATGAACGCCTCGAGGCATTTCATATTGCCTTAGAGAATGATAGTATATCGATAGATATGATTAGACATATGCAAGGTGCTGTATCTGAAATTAGACAGCTTATTAACATGCCTGAAGTATTACTTGAGGCACTCAATGAAAAGGAGACCATAGATGGCAGGAATGCATGATGAATTAAGTGATATGCTTAAGAGTAAAATTGATGAAGAGGATTTAGAAGACTTAGAGCTTGATGAAGAAGATGAAGAGGAGGAAGAGGAAGAGGAAGCAAAAAAAGATAAAGATTCTAAGAAACCTAAGAATACTAAAAAAGCTAAGAAGAGTGATAAAAAGAAACATGATAAGACTAAAGATGAAGATGAAGATGATGATGAGGAATATGAGGAAGAAGATGAAGAGGAAGAAGATGACGATAGTAGTAAATTAAAAGCTCAGATAAGAGCACTTACTAAGAATATAGAACTCATCCAAAAAAATAACGCAAGTAGCAAGAAAGACGAAGATGATAAGTTTAAAGTGTCTGATATTGAGGTTGACTTATCTGATATTGTAGATTCTGATGACTTTGATATTACTAATAAAAAATCTTTTAAGAATATTGTTAATATCATTGCTAATGAGGTTTATAAGAAATCTGTTGAAACTGCTACTAAAGAAGGACTTAAAAGAGCATCACGGATTGTATCTACTACTGTTAATGAACGATTAGCACTATCTGAAAGGGTTAAGCAGTTCTATACTGATAATCCAGATCTTTATGAATATAGAGGTCTTATTGGAAATATGGCTAATGTTATTACGGCAGATAGTCCAGATATATCCTATGATAATCTATTTAAGAAACTAGAGATAGAGGCTAGAAAAACTCTTGGGATTAGAAAACAATCTAAAAAATCTGCTAATAGTAGAAAAAAGGTTGAATTTAAAAAGCCTAAAGGTCAGAGGAAAAAGGTAGTAAATAAGAATACTCCAGGCTCTATGAAAGAACAAATTGAAGAAATGTTAGATATTTAGGAATTGAAAAATGAGCAATTATGTTAGAAAAGAAATTGCTGATATGCCTGAAGCTAATCATCATGTCTTTATTACTTTAACCTCTGCAGGTTATCAAATTAAGCCACATGAAAATCATTTAACTATTAATACTATTACTTCAAGTGGTCATGTATATCTTCCTCCTGTTGCTCAAGTAGCAGGGGAAACATATGTTGTGTACCTTGTTGATGATAATTCATTAGCTGCAACTCTTGTAGATTATGGAGATCTTGATAGTCTTGATTGGATTTCTAGTGACTTCATACTTGCAGCTGCTGCTGATAATATTACTCTTAGGAGTGATGGTCGCAAGTGGATAGTGGTTGATAATCAGATAGCTACTACTTAGGGAGGACATAATGAGTACGTTTTTAGGAATGTTAGGAACTGGGGATTTCACAGCAAATGAAAGACCTGAAAATTGGAGACAGATGATTCTTCATCTGTATCCTAATGGAATGATGCCCTTAACAGGTATTATGAGTATGATGCCATCTGAGAATATTAGTAGCACACATCACCACTGGTGGGAAAAAGTGCTCTCAAGCCAGAGAGCAACTGTTACTGGTATTTATGTAGATGCTGGATTAGCAAATGCGTATGTATATGCGACTCATCAGACTGTGCAAGGTACAGAGGATGGTGTTGTATATGCTAAAATGAGTGCAGCTGATGTAGCAAACTTTAGGGTTGGACATCAGGTACTCTTACGAGATGCTGATCAGTATGCTGTAGATGTAACAGGTAAGGTAGTAGGACGTATAGATAATGGTGCTTTATCTTATATAGCTGTGAAGCTATTAGAGGATGATGATAACCATGATACTTCTACGACGTATAACCTATCTACTGTTGACACATGTCTTGTTATTGGTAATATTAATGCTCAGGGTGGTTATACTCCTGATGCATTAGCTTACTCTCCAACTGAGTTGGAAAATGTTATACAGTTTTTTAGAACATCTCTTGATATTACAGCTGATGCAAAGAAAGAGATTACGAGAACTGGTAATAAATATATAGAATCTAAGCGAGAAGCTTTAGAGTATCATGGTATTGAGATGGAAAAAGCTATGATTTGGAGTGTTTTATCTTCAAAGACGGGAGCTAATAACAAGCCAGAATATACTATGAATGGTATTCTCTCTATGTTAAGAGATAATTATAGTACTAATATATTAGACTATCGTGATAGCGATGCTACATATAATGGTAAGGCTTGGACAGATCTTGGTGGAGGTGAAGACTTCTTAGATGATAAAGCAGAGCAGTTGTTTAGATTTGGAGGTACTGAGAAGTTAGCAGTATGTGGTTCTGGAGCTATGCTTGGAATTAATAAAATTGCTAAATTGAGTGGACAGTTTCAGTTAACTACTAAGACTGTAAGTTATGGTATTAAAGTTAGAGAATGGGAAACTCCATTTGGGACGATATACTTAAAGACTCATCCACTATTCTCGTATGAGACAACAAATAGGAATAGTATGTTAATTCTTGAGCCTAAAAACTTAAAGCAGATTATTCACACTGATACCTATTTTGATGATGCTACTCCGAAAGGAAAAGATGGGACTGTTGAAGAGTTTAAAACTAAATTAACTCTTGAAATGAAGCATGCTCGTACATTCATGTACTTGAATGGCATTGGTAAGGATAATACTAATTAGTGCGCTAGACGCTTATTCAAAGATATGCGGTAGGTAGTAATGCTTACCGCATATTGATAACTATTCCGTTATATTATGGAATGAAATAGTATTTTAAATTTAAATTAACTGGTATAGATAAGCAAACTATTCGGCTCGCAAGCTATACCGAAATGAAAGGAATAATATGGGAAAGAGTCCCCTTGGTGCTAACACAAATTATGAGAGAACTCATAATGCACTAAATGTTTTTAGCGCTCCTGGATGGAATGGAGCAATTTATGATTATGCAGCTAATGATGGTGATGCTATACTTATATCATTACCTCAAAATATTCGTAGACTTCGATTACAACCTGAAAGAGTTATGCGATACACCTTTGCAACAGATGATATGCTCTCAGACACATTTGTTGGAGCTGTATTAGGTACTACTATTAATTATATAGGAGGTCTTAGTGATTATATAACACTTAATGATGTAAATGCTGCTGGGTTTTTTCATACTTCTAGTTATGTAAGTTTATTTATTATCTATTTTGATACTGCATCTGCACATATAAATGTTGGAGGTTCTGCTTCAGCAGGTTGGTATGTTCAAATATTTAATGGTACATCTATGTATGATACTAATGGAGATATTCTAATAGCTGGTAGTACATATTATACATTAGCAGACTTTAATACTGCTAGTGGATTAGATATTGCTGCTACTGGTAGCACTAATAATACACAGGCTATAATAGGTTTTACATCTAATGGCTCACCACCTTCTATTAATTCTTTATTAACTACCGACCTTCCTTATCTTACAATAGGTATTAGTACTCCTACATATTCTCAGATATATGAAGAGATAGTACCTGTTGGAATAAAGACAAATGTGAGTAGTGCGCTATATTTGTTATTATTAAGTCATGATGCAGATACCGGCAGTTGTCGGGTAATAGGAGGTTAATGATGGAACTAATAAGTCAACTAGGTATCCCACAAACAAAAGTTATCTCTGAGCATTCTACACTTGCCGGAGATTTTAAGGCAACTGTAAATGCAGGTGGGAAGACTGTAACAATTACAGGGTTATCTTTTACCTTAGAGGTGAGACATATTATCTTTGGAAGTACTATTAGAATAGATACTAATGGACATGCTGTGCCATTACCACTTTCTAAAATTACAGTATCATCTGGAGTTGTTACATTTCATAATGCTGATAGAGATTTTGTTTCTACTGATACTGTTGAGATGGTTATTGCAGGTCCTACACATACTGTCAATAAGTCATTGAATGTAGATAGAGTATTTAGTATTAATGAGCCTTTTGCTATGGCAACAGATGCTATTCCATATACAACTTTTGCTCCTGATGATACTACCTATGATGAAGGTACAGTGATAGATATGAGAAAATATAATACACTTAACTTTTTATATAGTAAGACAGTATCAACTGCAGATGATTCATTAATTAAGGCTATCTTTCTCGCTACTTCTGATGGTACTGTAGACTATCAGGAAACATCTCTTGGTACTCCTTCAAGTGGGATTACTACAATTAGTGCTAATGTCTATCAGAGAGATAAGGCAGCACTTGTTGAAATGTTATCTATTCCTTCACGAGGACTACCATTTATGAGGATAGATGTTGCTAAGGCAACTGATACAGGGACAGATAGTACTTTTACTACATACATTCAAAAAGCTTTTATCTAAATAGTTATCTATGTTTAAAGATAATAGAATACAAATTAATGTAGCATTTACTCCGCAAGAGTATAAAGAGACAATATCCTCATTGTCGGGAAATGCCTATATCAAAGATGGCAGGCTCTATGGTGATGACAATTCTGCTGACTATGCAACTCTCATTGAAGCTCCGATTCTCTACTCTTTTAAGGTAGTATTTAAACCTGATTCTGATACAGAGAAGATATGGAACACT